AAACTGGTGCTGGCAATTATCCATATTCTTTTGGTATGAATAACAACACATTATGGTATTCAGTGCCAAATTCGGCAATACATAATTTTTATGTTAATGGAACATCAAGATATCAAATAAGTTCTACTGGTGCGACAGTAAAAGGAGCTTTAACAGTTGATGGCAATACATTATCATTATATTCAACAACTCAACTACAACCACGATTAATTTTATCAGGTCAAGAATTCTATTTACCTTTTGATGGTGGTCTTCAGAATTCATCAACACAAGGAATAGCATTTTTATGCGGTGTTAATCGGGCAGGAAATAGGCAATTATGGATTGGAGACAGTGCGAATTTAACACAAAATGCGACAAATCCTGTTTTGCGATTATTGTCAAATTATATTGATTGTATTGCTACAAATGGAACAACTCGTTTACAATTAACTCTTGGTGGTAATTTATATTTAGGTGCTAATGGTGTTAATATTGGAATGAATACAACTTCTTATAAATCAACAAGAACTATTTTAACGATTGCTGGTGGTTCTTTTGGTTATACCGAGCCTTTGGTTCAAATAACTCAAACTAATGGATGGGATGGTAATTATGCTCTTCAAGTAAAAGGATATGCGAATATTGGTGGCGATGGTTCAACCTCAGGTCTTAGAATAAATGGAGAAGATACTGGTAATACTATTTTTCAAAATGGTAATAATCCCATTGGTTTTACTGTCAATAATTCTTGGATGGCTTTTAATACTAATGGTGCTGAAAGAATGCGAATTGCTGCTAATGGTGAGTTATTTTTTGTAAATAATGCCTGGCAGCGGTCATATGATAATGTTTATAGAATGTATTATGAGACAAATGGAAGAACTTATTTCAGTTCTGGCGGCAATTTAGGTTTTACATTTAGAAGCACTGACCAATTAGTAGATGCCGTAAGAATTGAAAATAATGGTAATATTAGGTCGGCAAGGTCTGTTTATTGCGATGGTAATTACGGGTATTTCTTAAATATTACTGCTAATAATTATTGGAATATATATACAGGCACTACAAACGGAGTTGCGAATAGTCTTACATTTTTTCATGGTGCTTCTGGTATTGCTTCTTATTGGTATTTAAACGGAACACAGAACGGGACAATGAGCGAAATTTCAGATAAAAGAAGTAAAATTAATATTAAAGATTTTTCAGCATTAGAAACCATTAAAAAAATTAAACCAAAATCATTTGATGTTATTGATGATAAAGATATTAGATTTCAATATGGTTTTATCGCACAAGATATTGAAGAAATACCAGAATTAAAAAAATTAGTTTTTACAGAACCTAATTATATCGCTAATGTTAATTCTTATGGAAGTTGTAAAGACAATATCATAAAAGCTAATGATGATTTAACAGGTAAAATTGAAATTGGAGATGAAATAAAATTAGTTTGTGATAATAATAATAAAGAAAATCAGGAATTTATTTTAGATTCTACGCCTTATCATAATCGTTATAAACGTCGTTATGGAAAAGTAACGGAGATAATATCATCAACAGAATTTAAAGTAGATTGCGAGATTAATAAATTTAATGATGATGAATTTTTAATATATGGTAAAAAAGTAGAAGACGCTAAAAGTCTGGATTATAATTCTTTTATCGCTTTAAATACCAAAGCAATACAAGAATTGTATGAAATAATTGAACGACAACAAGAACAAATTAATTTATTATTATCTAATAGAAATGTTATCAACTAACCCTTTTTTAAATGAATTAAGACATAAGCGAAATAATCTTTTATTTGAAAGTGATAAATATATGATTGTTGATTATCCTATTAGTGCCGAAGACTTAGAAAAGATGAAAGTTTATCGGCAAGAGTTGCGAGATTATTTTCAAAAAAATGAAGTAATTAATTTTCAATTTCCAAACTTGCCAGAAAGACCAATTTAATTTATTTTTTTCTTATGTTTTAATTAGATAAACAGATGGCTGATATTACAAGTTCTTTTCCCACTTCATTAAGTTATCGTATTAAATCACTAGTTGGTAATATGTCCCGTGTTGGTGTTAAAATGACACCAGACCGCACTACTGGTATTACTCCGAATGACATAATTACCGTAAAGCTTCCCAATTCATCATTAGTAGATTTAAGAACATTTAATTTATTTTATCAATTTACTACATCGGGAACTACTGGAACTTTTATTCATCCACGATACGCTTCTTCTCTTCTAGAACGTATTTCTATTATTATTAACGGAAATACAGTTGACATCCTCCCAAGTTATAATTTCCTATATAATACACTAATGGACTTAGAAGGTTCTTCATTTGACCAATTTTCAAAACGAAATGTATGCGAATGGTTTGACCCATCACTTAGATATGTTTCTACTGACCCAACATCTTCTGCTGATGTTTCTTTCACTGGTGACAATTGGTGTAAAACTGGTCAAACTGCTCCAAATAAAGCAGAAGGCGCAATTACTCATTTCTTAGGCTTTTTGGGAAGTTGCCAACCGCAAATTTTAGACACTTCAGACCTGGGAGATGTTTTTATTCAATTTCAGTTTGCTTCGCAATATGTGCTCCCATCAACAATTAATGCTACAGCCCAAACTCTAGCTGGTGCTTCATTCACATTAGATAACGTATACGCTACTGTTGATGTAATTTCATTTGCCAGTGATGAATATTATAAATTAAAAGCATCTAAACTAACATCATCAGGTTTAAATGTTGGTTTCTATTCATATTTAAATGCTCGTTTCGCATCTGCTACTAAAAGTTCTGGTATTAGTGTCAATTGGAACGTATCTGCTAATTCATTAGATCAGATTATATGTACTATGTGTAAGACTGACCAAAATTCTACATGGAAACCAATGGTCGTATATGGTAGTAATGACGCAGGTGCTACTGTTTTCAATATGTCTCAAATTGTTGCTGATCCATTAGGAAAAATAGATAATACTGGTACAATTCGAACTGAAAAATTAGGTGATGGTTTTATGAATTCTTATTACTTTATTCGTAATGGTCAAGCAATTAAAGAAAGCCGAATATCTATTAATAATAGACCTATCAATTATGGCTTTCTCTCTCCCAAAGAAATATATATTGATACTCTTAAGGCATTAGGTTATAATCACGTAGATTTAGGAACAAATGGAATAAATGCCTGTATATTTTCACTAGTCCATTTTTGTAAATATTATTTTGCTCATATTGAAGACCTTACCATACAAGATACTAAAGATTTCTGGATTTCAGGTTTAAATTCACTGGGAAGCACTCTAACTATCTCATGGGATGCTAATTTCAATGGAGGCTCCAATTCTCAAACATGTATCCCAATAATGTATGCGAGATTATCAAAAGTCCTTAATATTCAATCTGGCCGCAACATTTCAGTCTATTAAAAAATATATAATTATTTAACAAAAAAAAATAAAAAATGATTTAAAAATTATAAAATATTATAAGATATCAATAGATGCCAAGAACTCCAATAGATTATAGTAAAATTATTATGTATAAGATATGTTGTAATGATACTAATGTCACAGATATATATATTAATTTTACAACTGAATTAGTTAGAAGAAAATCATATCATAAATGTATTTATAATAATTTTGAACATAAAAATTATAATGATATACTTTATGAAACTATTAGAGAAAATGGTGATTGGGATAATTGGAAAGTTATCATGATTGAAGAATATCCATGTGGAAATATTAATGAATGTGAATCAAGATTAAGATATTGGATAGAACAATTAAAACCAACTTTAAATATTAAAAATAAAGACGCAGATGAAAAAAGAAAAGAAAGAATGAAAAAATATTATGAAGAACATAAAGAAGAGATTGCTTTAAAAAAAAAAGAATATGTTGAAAAAAATAAAGCAAAAGTTTATGAAAAAAAAAAAGAATATTTTGAGCAAAATAAAGAAGAAATTTATAGAAAAGCAAATGAAAGAATTAGATGTGAATGTTGTAATGTAGATGTACCTAGAAAACATATTAGTACTCATAACAAATCTAAAAAACATGAAAAGAATTTATCTCATATTAAAGTAGAAGTAGAATAAATGGAAGTTTTAAATAGACGTGCTCCTTTTTTTTATAATCAATTAAATAGAAATGTTAAAAGTGAATATGATGCTGAAAATACTAGAATGCCATCAGTAGTTAATACATATCAAAATATACCACAATTTCAACAAGTTCAGAATTTAAGTAGAAATTATGCTAGAGTTGGTCAACAAAAATTTGAAGATCCTTTTAAATTTCACGCTAGACCATTAGATGAAAAGTATGATGGTCGTAATTTACAAATTCTTAATACATTAAAATATAATGCTAAAAGAGATTATCCAGATGTAAAAACAATGAATCCTTTAAAAGTTATAGGATATTATTAAATATATAATTTTTTTTTCTATTATTTATATTATAGACATAATGAATACAGATAAATCAAAAATTAATAGAGGGGAATTGCTAGCTAAAGCTAGGGCAGTAAAAGCAGCAAAAGCAGAAGCAGCAAAAGCAGAAGCAGCAAAAGCAGAAGCTGCTAAAGCAGAAAAAGCTAAAGATATTATAGTAGAACCTGAACCAGTAGAAGTAGCAGAACTAATTGAACCAGTTAAAAAAAGTAAAGCTAAAAAAACAGTTGAAGTTAAAAAACTAGAAAGAGAAAATAGTAATATTGAACCTGAAATTGTTGAACAGGTAGTTAAAATTCCAGCCTCTAAAAAAAAAAGAGTTGTTAAACGCACTATTGAAATAGAAGAGAGTGATGATACAGAAGAAGAAATTGAAGAACAAATTGTAAGAATTCCAAAGGTGAAGAATAATGTTAAATTTTCAAGAGAAGAAATGAAAAATAAATTATATCAAATGAATCAACAGAGATTGGCTGCTGAATTATTTTCATGATAATTATTAGTAGAATATGATAACTGAAAGAAATATTAAAGATATTAATATTGAAAAAATTAGTATAAAAAAGAAAAATACACCAATGTCTAGTAATAAATCATTACCTTTATTATTTAATACAAGCCTTTTTATTGGAAGTAAAGGCACAGGTAAAACATATAAACTATGTGAATTATTAAGACTTTATGAGAATTCTAAGATAAAAGACGATGATGGAATTGAATATATAATGAGAACAATAGTTATAGCACCAACTATTAATAGTGGCGCAAATGAAGTATATA